CTTGTAGCATTTTTTTCTCAGCCAACACTTCTGCTTCTTTTATTAATTTATCTGATGCTTCCATGCCTTGTTTAGCCCTTTTATCAGCTGCTGCTTTTTGACTAAAAGACTGATAAATTGAGAAACCTGCACTGGCTACTCCTACTACTGCTGATGTCACTACTGCCATTTTATTGTATTTTTTTCATTAATTCGTATGATGGTGTACGGTCTACATGCCATCCTAATTTTTCAAAAGTGTCAATTAGATTATTATGCTTACCTATAAATAAAACATATTTAAATCCTTTTTCTATTGCTACTTTTTCCGCACTACTAATTAAAAGCTCTAAAGCTTCTTGCCTGTCAGACAGCCTATACTGGGGATCTGATATAATCCATTCTAACCAAACTCCTTTAGAATTAGTTTCATATATGAATCCTGCAAATACAGGTATACCACCTTTCTCAATTATTAACCCACCCAAACCATCTTCGGGTAATGAATCTCTGGCTGGTTGAGTCCACTTTGGCCACTCTTGCCACCACGAAGGCAATACCTCCCAGTCTTTTTCTTCTATTTTTCGTACAGTTAATTGCATATAACAAATATAGATAAATTCTATGGATTACTTTTCATCACACTAGAACCTACAGAAAATAATTCTACAGGATCAGTTGAATCGTTTTCTAATTTAAATTGCAAGAAATAACCTCTTGCTCCATGAGACTCTGCAACTGAATTTTTACTGTAAAGAATAAACTGACCTACAATAACTGGCAATAGGTTTGAGTTTTCAATTGTAATACTGGTAGCTGTAACTTCTGTCACTTCTCCTATTATAGCTGGTTGAGCTGTTGCAACGCCACCTGCTATTTCTACAGCATAAGCAGAGTCTCCAATACTAATAATTGAACCAACCTCATTGTTAAAATTAATTGTTGTAAATCCAGTTGATGGAATAGATGTGCTAATAGCCTCTCCTATTCCGTTGACAGATCTAGATTTGTAATTTAAAGTTCCAGCATTGTTTCTTAAAAAACTAAACCACTCTCCCTCTTTCTGAACAAAATATGTTGAAAGCATTGATCCTGGACTACCATCTGTTAAATCAGTGTTTAACTCAACACACTCCCAAGCTGCCTGATTAGTGTCAGCTACAGTGGTTGTAGACTCATATGACATTGTTTTAAAAAGCTTTATACTTAAAGTAGGCTCTACATTAAAAACACTAGTTATAGTAGATTTATATTGAAATCCATAATAATTGTTTCTAGTTTCATTTGTATTGTGCCTCCATAAATTACCTCTTTTAAAGCTATAAAAATAGTTGTTCATTCCTATCATATAGTCTGGCAAAAAAGAATAAAAAGATGGCCAACCACCTTCTTTAGAAAGTAATCCTGTTGCATCTGGATTATAAGATAACGTATAACTTGCTATTGGTACTGGTACTGCCATATTATTTATTTTTTTTATTCACAATAATTATTACGAGCATGCTTGTATAGAGCTAACTACTCCAGATGCAACTGAAATTACTTGGTTGTTGTCCATATAATAATTTCCATCTGAAACCCTAAACTCTCCATTAACATCGCTAAAAACAGGATTGTTTAATTCAGGGTAGTTATTTACTTGGAAGCGGAATCTTCCGAAATAATAATTTGTATTAGCTGAAGTACACCCTGTACCACTTCCAATTGCTTTACCCTGGAAACTAGGCAAAGCCGCAGGACAAGATACCTCTAAATTAAATAGAGTAGACTGACAAGTACCTATAACTTCTATTTTTACGTTATCAGGTGCAGCACTTGTTTTAGGTATAATTAAAAGATTATATTGTGGCTCTGCGCCTCCTAAAACCAAATCTCCAGCATTTGTAGTGACTGTTTTAGTACTAGGAGTTCCAGGTATCCATGATGCTGGGTTTTGGGTTAAACCATTGTAAAAATCAAGAACATGTGTCTGTGGAGCAGCTGCACATGGAGGTGTGGTAGAATAGTCATAGCCTAATACAGTAAATGCATCTGCTACACCACTGGTACTTTGTCTGTTTCCATCTAATGGACTTGACAATCTATTATAATATACACCGTCATAAAGAACTCTTATTCCGTCAGGAATATCTTGAGGTCGAAATAAAATACTTATAGCTCCTGTTCCACTGCCTGCATTATAATTTAATTCAAAAAATCCATTTTGGCTCTGTGGTATTACAACTCCAGTACCACAGGGTATTGGATCTGGTATAGGAGGACTACAAGAAGAACAGGCTACTGGAGCTAATAAAACTCCATTCAACTGCCTTCTTGATATTGTGCCTTGTGCATAATAACCGTCAGGAGCTAAATTAGTTAGCGCTGAGTCTGTGTATAAAGATGTTGCTTGCGCAAAATTTGCGCCATCAAAACAAAATGTTCCTACTGTTGCCATAATATTATATTTAAGTACAATTTACTATTTCTGTTACAATTCCGTTACTTGCTACGCGGATATATTTATTAGCTTCTGATTTGTAATATCCAAACGCAACAGGAACAGCAAGGTTTCCATTACATACTGATGACGAATAAACAAAATCGCCAACAACAGGAGATGCTCCAGCACCAGTGTGATAATAAACTTCTGAAAATGGTTGATTACATATAATCGATGGATCCTGTTGAACACTACTACACGAAAATCCTTTGCAGGTAAAAGTACAATCACAACACGCATCTAATGGACTAGTCGCATCATAACAAAATTCTTGACACGATGTTGTTCTATAATCATAAATCAAATATAAATATTGATTTGACAATGGTATAGACAATGGTGATATTTCTGTTTGATACAACCCATTTGATGGATTAGCCACACTAGAATTAGGTATTGTAATTGCGTTTGATAACAATGAATTTATTCCAGATATAGTGTTAGTGTATAGTATACTGGTTGAAAAGTATTTAAAATTATCAGCTGGGAATTGCCAATCATAATTGTCAAAATTTATCTTATTAGACCTCATGGTTAAATCTACTCCATCATAAGGAAAAACACCTAAAGATCTAACTCCTTGTTGAGCATCAAAAGTAGAGGCTACTAATGGAGAGTTTCCAAACTCACATAAATCGCTATCAACAGGACTTATGTTTGTTAAGTTTTCCCAAAAATATTCTGCATGAATAAACTTATTAGCATCTACCTCTGAATTAAGAACAACCTTTATAACAGTAAGTGAAGCTCCGATAACACAATTATAATTTATAGTAAAATCCGCTGGGCCTCCTATTGCCTCAATAGTAATTACCGCATTAGTTGGAGTGTTTAAAGTTTTGTTCCAGTTATACACACCTGATCCTGTTAATGTTGAGCTTGTAACAAGAATGCCGTTCCAAAGAACAGATATAATAATTTCTCCAGATAAAATTTCATAATTTACAGGAACAACTCCTATTAAATTACCATAATTTACGGTTGTATTAACTACTTCACTAGCACCTAATCCTTGTTTTGTTATCTGAGATCCACATGGTATGACCTCTGGTGGTATTGGAATAGGAACTTGATTTAGAGATAAAACATATTCATTCATGTAGGGATCAAAAGCTCCTAGTTTTTGAGTGGTTAAGTTTGTATAAAACTCCTCTCTAAACCAAGACCTCATTCCTAATTCAGAAACAACTCTAAGAGAATCTCCGCCTCCACCTTGGGATTCGCCTATTAAATTTAATACTGCGCCTCTTTTAGCATCTGTAAAAAACACGCTTGGCCCATAAGCAATAAAACTTTCTGGATTAAAACTAATTCCATACTCTTCTAAACGAGCTATTTGCGTGCCTAAAATTTGAGGTATTGATGTTATTGTACCACCGCCTGTAGAATCAGACAATAAGTTTTTGTTGGCTAATACATATGATATTCTATCTTCTTGCAAAACAAGTATGTCTGTTTTTCTTGAATGCAATAATTGAATAGGCCCATAAGAGGTTTCTAAATCTTTAAAGTTTACTAGACCTAAATTAAATTCATTTAAGTTGTTTGATCCAGAATTACTACTAAAAATCCCACTATATGTCAACCCCTCAAACCTGTCAGCTTCTTTATAGTCTTGGTTAGAAACAGCTAATACTCTTTGTCCTAACTGAAAACCTTTACCAGCTAATTGATCTTTTATCTTAAAACTTTCTAAACCATTACCAAAGGTGTATACATCTGCAAAATCTAAATTAACAATAGCATCTTGAGTACTTGTTTGGTCTTGATCTCCATCGTCAACTAGACCTCCAGATAAATGGTTTCCATTTGAGTCAATGTCAAACATTTGACTAGCATCGTAATAAAAATTTGGATCAGCATCTAATGGCTCAGATTCAAAAATTAATAAACTATCAGATCTAAACACTATAATATCTGCCTCAATACTTGAATCCCTGTCAGAAGCAAATTGTCTATTAGCACCAGGAATACCACTATTTATACCAAAATACAAAGGGGAATTTTCATCTCCTACAACGTCTTGACAAAAAGCAAGTTTAACTCTCATTCTTTCACAAGGAACATTTTCAGCGTAACCGTATGGATTACCTAATGGTGCAGAAACTGGATAAACAGTATCGTCATAAGTAGCAACTACAATGTCAGCAGAAAATCCATTTACACTCCCAGGTTGAGCTAATAAAACATTTACATTATCTCCATTGTACCACGACCTTAAATCACTATAATCTTTAGAAGCTACAAAAGTTTGCTCCCATATCCACTGATAATGTGGTGCAGGGCCTGGTGCGCCAGTTGCAGACCTGTTTGCTCTAAATCTTAATTTTATAACAGATCCTCCTGGGACTGTATAGTTTTCAGTAATACCACCATCTGTAGTGAAACAAGGATAACCTATTTGTCTTTTATTAGTACATCCATCTTTATCACTAGCAGTGTACTGATTGCCATACTCAATAACAGAGTCTTCAGGAATTGAAACATTAAAATTTTGATTTTTAATTTGCATATAAAGTCCAGCCAATTCATTTGAACCAGCAGGTGTTTCGCCAGCTTCCTCTAAAAAATCAGCAGCTTCTGGTGTTACGTCTAAAACCTCACACTTTTCTAACCTTGTTAATGGCCCTGTAACATCTCTTTTTACAATTAATGTTTGCCCTTTTGCAACCTTACTTGCGTTATCTCCTTCTAGTTTAAAAAAGACCATGTTGTCAGAAGGTCTAATGTAAAAGAAATTAGAAAATATAGTTTCGTAATTTGCTAAACTTGGCTTTACTACAAATTTATATTTTGTTGCCCAGTAAGGAGCTGTACTGTTTATTTGAACTTGAATGTTGTTTTTAAAAACTGAATCAGCAGGTTCAATATATATGGTGTTATACTCTGAAACTAAAACAGTAGAGGCTCTAGCGTAATCATCCATGTAAACAATACCTGTTTCATAATCTCTATTGCTATGCAGACTACTTGTATCGGAATCACTTGAAAAAGCAACTTCTGCACTTACAAATCTAAAATATTCAAAAAATGAAGTAGATTGATTAAGATCAGTAGAAGTAAATTTCATTGCAAGGATTTGCAAATCAAAACTAGTACTCCCTGGAACTGCGGTAATAGCAACACCTTGTTGCGCTGTAGCATCACTAATACTACTATTGCTTTTTACAAAAACACATTGTATAGCAGGTGCAACTAAAGCATTATTAAATAAATCTGTTAAAGAATTTCCGTCTTGAGCATCAAGTATTGGTAGATACCTCCCATCAGCTAAAGTTCCTGTTCCAAACGCATCTTGAAATTGACTAGATATAAAGAAGTCATAAGGACTAGAATAGTTTTGATCTAAAGTAATGCTTAATTCTAAATTAAAATTTGCATTTTTAAATTCATCATTAGCGCTGTAACAAGTTGTAGATGTTGTGCCGTTTATTTGGTCATGAGCAATGTTAAAACTAAAAGAAACTAATGATCCTTTTTTTAATTTATTGGCTATATCAATAAGATCAATTCTTACTTTAGAGTTTTCTACAAGCGTTGTTGCTGATGGATTTATAGTGTAAGAATTACCAGTAATAGGAGCGCCAGCAGGTAAACCCAGAATAAAAAGATCTTTAGAAATGTACGAAGTAGAATAATCTAAAGCAATATTGCTTCCCTCAGAGCTGTTTCTTTTAAAATCATATCCGTCTATAAAATTACCGTAATACAATCTATTGCCCATTATTGTTTGTGCTTTCGCAAAACGAGGTACGTTATCATATTGTCTTAATAATTCATCAGATCCTAATGTAGTATATATTTTACTATTTGTAAATGAGTATGTTTTATTTGTGTTGTCTCCCCATCCAAAATCTGATTTTTTAAATCTTTCAATTACATAAATAATATTAGAAGTCGTGTCTTTGTATAGTAGATCAATTTCTGCAACTAACTCATTACCAGTACTAAATGTTATAATTGCTCCGTTATAACGATTTGTCATTCCAGTATTGTTATAATTTCTAGTGTCAAAATTAAAATCATTTGTTGCAAACGCAGGTTTTGTAAATAAAGATGTAGCGCTATATTGATTGTCTATATACCTGTATCTATAAGCAAAGCAAATAAATCTTTCTTCCATATAGTTTTCATTACCTGGAAGGGTAACTAACTCTACCCCTGGCACTGGTAATGGTATATGAGTACCTACAGAATCTTCAAAACCTGGAGGCTTTACAACAACACTTATAAATTCTTCTGTAAACTGATCTACATTTGCTATAGGATCAGGATAATTTCTTTTTACATTTATTACGCGAGGTGGATTAAAATCATCTGTAAAAAATAATAACTCTCCATCTACTAAATCTATTCCTGTAATTAAATATTGTTCATTAAAATTTAAAACAGATGTTGAAATTACATGATATTGAAGAGTTCCTTGAGCAGTGTTGTAGGAAACTATTAAGCTAACTTTTCCTCCAGGAGCTACTGAATTAGTTTTATCATAAATAAACCAATAAATGTTTTCTCTCATTCCATCTTCATAAGCGCCTATGCATCTTGCATTTCCAGATAAAGATTGACCGCCATATTCTATAGAAGCAAGAAGTTCATTCCCTTTAGAGTTTTCAACAGCACCTATTTCAGTAGCTTCTGTAGCTCCTAATCTAATATTTAAAGCGTCAATGTATTGCCCTTTTGGAAGAATTCTTTCATCCACAGACTTATTCATTTTACCTAATATAAAATTTGTCGTAGTTATTGGCATATTATTTTAACCATTTATCCTTACCTCTCATGTTCATTAAGAGTCTTCCAGGGTGAATATTACTTAATCTAATTTTTGCATTTCTTAATAAAGATGACTTATCTTTTCTAGCTCTATTAACAACGTACTCTGTTACTCCAAGCCTTCCGTTTAATATAGAATATTTAATGTAAGCATAAATGTACTCTTCAAATAACTTGTTAACTTGAACATTTCCATCTACCCCATTTTCCATACCATCAGAAACATATTCTAAAACAATAGAAGCTGCGTTAGAAATATTGCTAAAGTTAATTACTCCCGATTGTTTGTCAATTGTAAATGTAGGATTAGAATTAGCTGTTTCTGTGTTTAAACCAAAACGACCACCAATAGCATAATCAAAATACCATCTGCCTTCATAACAGTAACCTTCAGCACCATTATAGGCATTTCCTTCATTTAAATAAATACTTCTTCCTCCGCGCATTATTCGCTCTAAGTCAAGTTCTGATTGTTGAGGCCTTAACACATTGCCATCTTGATCAAATAATATATTAGCATTATTATCCTGAAGATAAGCTCCAGACCAATTAGTTTGAATATTTTCTGTTAATGGCATTAATACTCCGTTTTTATGAACAGAAACCCTTACCCAATTAACATAATCTTGAGGAAGTATAAATCTTAAATCCATTGTAATGTCTAATTGAAGGATTTTTATTTCCTTCATTGCATCATAATTTAATTCCTGAATTCCTCTCTTGGCATGAAATAAAATCTGATATCTTTCAATATTATTTATTAATTCATGGTTTCCTTGATACATCAACATAAAATTATTAACTATATCAAATAAAGAAACATATTGATATGATCCCCAGTTTTCATCATTGGGAATATTTCCTGAATTTTCATAATACGCGTAATCATTTATATATCCCATTTATCCTTGTGTTTGTTGTTCGCTTGCTAATGCTTCTGTTCCAAATGCATACACATCAGCTTCTCTAATTTCTAAACCTACATACTTACATATTTTTGCTATTAAAGCAGGTTCGTCTGACAGTGGCAATTCAAAGTCTTGGTAATCAGCTTGACTAGCATCAAACATAGGCTCTCCTAAAGTTATTGATACATAAGTCCATTTTGGAACTAAAGGATACCTAACATACTGAGAGGTAACCTGACCTACATTATTTATTGTAATTGGAAAAGCCTCTGCAACTAATGCGTTTTGAGTATATGCTGGATACCCTATATTTGGTTTTGTTAAAACAGAATTGTTTAACATAGTAATTTTACTTTGAGCCACTCTTTCTGCCTCTAGTATGTTATTGGCTGAATAAATATTATAAGTTTTAGGGAATGTGTTCCAAACTTGTACTCCTGGAGTTGTAGCAACATTTAGATTTGTTGCGCTTATAACTGTAGAAACAATTGTGTTGTAAGTTATACCGTTTGTAATAGTAGAAACTATATCTCCAGGCGCTACACCTGCTGTAATAAAATCTGCTGTAGTATCGTTTACACCTATAGATCCTCCGTTGACAGAAGTTGTAGTTCCGTCTGCTAGTTCTTTTGTGTAAACTAACATTTTATTAATTAAATAATAATCAGAAGGAAGTACATATAAATTTGGAGCTATACTTGAGGCTCCTATAATTCCAGGATTATTTAATAAAGGCCCATTTACATAAAACGTATCTATAACCTCTAACAATCCTTTTGTAATATCTGCGTATCCAGTACCAGACATGCGCTGGTTTTCTTTAGTAAGTTGATTGTTGTATTGGTAAAAATAATCCTCAAACATATCCATTTGAGATTGTTGCGCATACAAATTAAAATCTTGCGGAGAAATATATCCATAGTTGTTTTTATTCGCTATAGCTAATACCGTATTTCTTACATCATTTATTGGCATAATTAATTCTTTTTACAAAGATAGCAAAAAAAAAAGGCTCTATTTTTTTTAGAGCCTTTTTAGATGTTGATTATTGGATAAACCTACGCATTAACAATACTTGTAACAGCTTTTGGAAGAGTTATTTCAAAATAAGGATTCTGCCAAGATGTAGCTAATGCTGTTTCCATGTTGTCCAATATAGACGTATAAACATCATGAGCCACTTGAGCTGCTGTTGTAATTGTTGTAGTAGTTCCATCAACATAGTCGATTGTAACCGTTACCGCTGTAGCTGTTGCCGTAGCAACTGCTTTTACTCCATCAAGACTAATCAATTGACCAGTAATAGGAGCGTTTGTTACTTTAAGAAATTTTACCATTTTATAAAAAGTTTTTAATGGGTTAATAAAAAACAAAGATAACAAAAAAAAAGCCACCCTTTTGAGGTAGCTAATTTTCAATAAACTATTAATTCTATTTTATTTTATTTTTAAGAAGTTTATATACTTCTAATCCCTCATCACTTTGCATAAAAGACCCTACAATAAAATGAGGATCTTCTCCAAATGGAATAGTCATCATTTTTTTCTTATTATTAGGAAGATTATAATAAACATCTTTACCATTATTTCTGAAAGATAAAAGAGTTGCGTTAAAGAATTGATGAACATCATCCATAAGTTCTAACATAGGATCATTTATCGTGTCTAAGAAGTCTTCTGGATTATACTTAGCATACACCAGTAAATCTCTTTTAAGTTCAGGAGAGGTCATGTTTTCAACCCCATTACCCATCAACACACGACAAACTTGAGTTAGTTTTTTAATATCCTTTGTAATTTTTTTAGCTTCTATTTGAGCTTCAATTTCCATTTCAACAACCTCTAGTTCTATACTAGCATCTCGTTCTTTGTTTATTTCTTGAAACACATTACCATTACTAGGATGTAAGTGAAGAAATTTTTGCAAAACTTGATTTTCTTTTTCTACCATTAACATTCCGTCTTCAAAAACGATAGGCTCTAAAATTGCGTTTCCATCTTGCTCGTCTTCAAAAGGACTTTTTTGATTTCTTGCGTAACGTAAAGGTCTATTAGTACCTTCATCTTCGTCAAAATATAATAAGGGAGATCTTGTTGAGTGTCTAGAGGATAACATATAAGACAAAGGCGCTTTGTTTCCTGTCAGACGATAGGCTTTCGCCTTAAATTCTGGTTTACTTTTATTCATAATAATAAAATTTAATTTTATTTATAAAAAAAAAAGGAAGGTTACTAAGAGAACTTTTACATGTATGCCGTTCACCTTCCTTAAATATTAACTACTAATTACTTACGCATTTTGGAATAAGAAGAAGTTGTTTGCACCTAAAGTACACACAGCTCTTTCAGACAAGAAGTTTACCTCCATTGCATCCAAGTCAGAAGTTTTTGCTCCACCAGCAGAACCAGTGATCCAAGACTTATAACGTCTGTCTTCAGTTTCCGAAGCTCTGTAACGTACATGTAAGAATGGTCTCTTAGCATTTTTACCTAAGATTTGATCATAAACAGTTGTAGATCCAGCTGGAACTAAAAGTCCATTTACTGCACCTGCGTTTAGACCACCTCTCATAGTAGGATCGTTTAAGTATTTCCAGTCAGACTTGTAAAAATCGTAACCTCTACGGAAACCTGTAAAACCTAAATTAAGAGCCATGTCCTTGTCATTGTCAAATAAACCATATGAAGTACCACCTGCTCCGTAAGAGTTTTGTGCTGCTAACATATCGTCAATATCAAATGAGAATTGTCTGTTTACAAAAATAACGTTCTCTTCAATAGATCCTTGTTTGTCAAGTCTCTGAATTACTTGATCAAATTGAGCTAAAGCAACTGGGTTTCCACCACCGAAAACATTACCTCTTTCGCCAACTACATAAAAAATACCTTCTGATCCAGAAGAATCAGCTGCACTTAATCCTGCACCTACACCCTGAAGATAATCTCCTGCTCCAGAACCTGCTGCTGCTGGTACTGCTTCAATCATTGCTGTTTCTAAGTAATCTTCAAAACGAAGTCTTGTGTCATGCTCTGATTTCATGTACCATAAGTATCCAGATGCTCCACCTTCCGATGTAACCTCTACCCATCCAATCTGAGCCATGTCAGAACCAGAAACAGAATATTTGTCTTTGATTATAATTGGCTTGTTTTGGAAAAAGAAATCGTCAGATTCTAAAGAACCCTGCATTCCCTCTACTCCTTTAGCAAATTCAGAACCATAAATAAATATATCACAAGAAACACCAGCAGCCATAGTTTGACCACCTGCTTCGTAGTATGCAATTGTTACTTGATTTGGATTTGCAGCTGTAGGAGCTACCGTAATAATACCTTTGTTTTGCAAAGCAGAACCAACAGTATTGTCAGAAATCATAACCGTTTGACCTGCTCTAAAAGCTGCCTGATTAGATGTTCCACCTAATGCTGGGTTAAAGTTTGTAATGTTGTTTGGAATAGTCCAAACAGCTTGATCAGCTGCTGCTGCTGCTGCTGAAGTTACCGCCTGGTACTTTGTGTGTAGTCTTCCTTGTTCTGCCCATTTAATAAGGTCAGAGTTAGAAGGCATTTCAGCACCTACCATTCTTAAAAATGATGCTACTGATCGGTTTCCATAACGTTCAAATTCTTTCTCATAAACATCTGGAAGATATTGATTTAAGAAATCAAAGTTATTTATATAATTTGTTGATAAAGGAGTTTGTTGCGCACTTGGCTGCAAGTCAAATCCTGGTGTTGCATTTACTGCCATAATTTAAAATTTTACTGTTTTTTAATACTTCTAATTTTGAGTCCCTTTCCGTTATCATTGCTTTTGCTAACAGGTCTAATTGTTATTCCATTTTTAGAAACTGCTTGTGATTGTTGTCTTACATCCATGTTTATGTTTTTAGATTTTCTAGAAACATTATCTATAGTTGCAGCAACACCTTGTTCGTAAAAATGTTTAGCAAACTTATCAGGATTCATAGCCACCGATAGCGCCTTATGATATCCTTCAGCATCATTTATTAAACCATCATCTCCAACAAATGAGCCAATAAAATTATTGACATCTAGTTGACGATTTTTTAATTCCTGTGCATCTCCTGGTTTAAAAGAAATATTTTTATCACCAATTGAAAATTCAAAACCTTTGAAATCATTGTTAAAAACCGACTCGGTTTTATTTAAAAAATATTCATACTTCTTTTTATTTTGCTCTGCAAAACTTTCAGAGTCCTCGACTGATTTCTTGTAAGCTCTATAGCTTTCTTGTTGATCTTCAGATAATCCATCCCCACTTGACTCAAGAGGAACTTTATACTTATCTTTTTGCTCATTCAAAAAATCTTTAGCTTTTACAAGCTCTCGTTTTTTAGCTAATTTTATTTTTCTAATATCCTTTTCATCATCTAAATCTTCATCGTATAAAAATTTATCTGCGATAATGTCCTGGATATCTTCTTCATCTAACCCTTTTTCGGTAGACTCATAATAGCTAGTAAGTATAGCATCTTCCTCCATGCCATCAATGTCTTCTTGTAATTTAATGAAGTCATTAATGCCACGACCAGTTTCCTGCTTATACTTTAAATACTTAGATACGTCTTCTGGTAAATCAGAGTTTGCCTCTTTTTCCGCAAACAATTCATCAACAGAATTAATATCCTTATTGTATCTTTTCTTAATATATGAAAGAACGTCTGTGTCAGAAAATTCTGGTAAAGACTCTTCTTTCACTTTTTCACTTTTT